ACACCAAAAGCAGTTGCTTTAGGTAAAAAAAACTGTTTTGTATTACCTAATATATTTTGAACAGTTCCAACGTCTGAACCATCAGAAGTAGAAATTTGTATATTTTCCGCGTTTCTATATTGACCGTTAGGTACTATTCTTTCGTCAAGGTCTTTGTTCATTTTACCTTGAGCGAACGTATATTTAATTTCCGGCATATATTAGTGTTTTATATGTTTTGATTTGTTTCTCATTATTTGCACTAGCTCAGTTAGTTTAATATTTGATAATCTTAACTTAGCTTGTCTAACAGCTGCAAATTTTTCTCTTTTATATCTTTGTACTAGCGGTTGTAAATATTTAGAACCCGCTACTAATCCATAAGCTATACTTCTGTACATTGCTTCTTCAGCAAACTTATGAACTTTCATTTCTTCTTCAGTTCCTAAACCATCGCTTATATAATCTAAAACTATATTTTTACCATTTAAATTAGAACTAAAATATATTAAACCTCTGTTATCATCTATAAAATAAGAGCCGTTTATTTGTGCTTCTTGTGGGCTTAATCCATATCTTTGACCTACGTTTTGCTCATATATTTGATCGTCGTAATCGTAATCTTTTAATGTGTTTTCTTTTGGCTCGTGATTTTTATAACTAGTCCAAGTAGTTGAGTTGTTAGTTGTAGAAGTAAATACTATGCTAGTTGGAGAGCCACCGCTTAACGCGTTACTATTTGTAAAAACTTGTCCAGCTGAAGCTATAACATCAGTAACAATTGTACCGATAGGAAAAAGATCACTTGAAACTAACATACCTTTTTTTACGTCTGATAAGTCTGCAGCATCAATACCAGTTATAAAATTAGTTTCAGCTGTAACTGTCATACCACTTGAAGTAACATTTACTTGAGTTTCAGTTTCTAAAATTAAATCTAATTTATTTTTAAATTCAAAGTTAGCAAAAGTAGTTTGAGTTAAAGTAGAAACATTGTCCATAGTAATAGTTGTTATACCACCAGAAACGCTAGTTGCTTTTACTACATTACCTTCTACGTCTCCAACTCCTCCAGAAATAACCATACCGACTAATATATTATCATATTTATCGTTTAAAACTAATTGATCACTACCATTAGTTAAAGTTCCTTTAGCTTTTATATGATATGTACCATCATCATTTTGAAATATAGGCGTAGGATTTGAAGTGTTTTTAGTCGGATACAAAGGATGTTTTATACCAGACTCATCTGTAACAGATATTTTAGTGTAATTAACATAGTCATGAGGTAATATCATTGTCAAAGAAGGTGGCAATGTAATTTCTTGTGATTTAATACTTTTAAACGTATCAAAAGATAATTCAGCCAAAGCTCTTTGTGCGTGAAACGCTACATCAAATCTTTTTGCTTTTTCTATAATTTTATCTTCACCAACATAAACAACCATAAATTGATTTATTATATCTTGTAAAGTAACAAACTGATAACTACCGTAGTTATCACCTTCATAATATTCGTTTTGTGTTTGATTTAATAAAGCCATTTATTATTGTCTTTTAAGTTGAGTACTCTTTATATCTTCTTGTTGACCTACTTGATATAATTCACCGCCCATGTTTATACCAGCTAGTCTTAATATTTTAAAAACTAAATTGTTTTCTTCTGAAGGATGTAATTCAAAGTCAGTTGATTGAGAAGGATCCCATAAAGCTTTTTCACTTACAACAACATAACCCCACTCTGCTTTTTTAGGTTTTCTAAAATAAAAAACACCAGTAGGTGTTATAAAGTTATTTTGACTACCAACAACTCTTAATACATTAGATCTAATATTAGCCACTGGTCTAGAGTTAGTAGGTTTTACTAAAGGCCCACCAAATCTAACGTCATTAAAATCACTAGTATTTAATATTTCACAATTAACATTAACAAATTCTACTCTATGAACTCTGTACACATAATCTGGTAAAACTTTATTAATACCACCGTTACCAGCGCCTTGATAAGCAGCAACTACAGCAGCGCCATCACTCTCTTCAAATACTTGTAATTTTTCTTCCAACATATCATCAACATCTGCATATTCACTTTGATTACCTGGTACTCTTATAGCTTGATTTAAATCATAAAAGTACTGATCGAATATTTCCATTTGAGCTTGATTAGCAAATAAATTATACTCTTGTGGCGTTATGTAACCTCTTTGTTCTTTATTAGCTATAGCTAAAACTCTTTGATATATTGTATCTATATTTATTGCCATATTTTTTTATTATAATAAAGTAACTACCCCGAAGAGTAGTTACTCTATTAGGGTTGTTACGAGTTTAATCGTTTTTCTATATTTGCATATATTTCCATACCTTCATCAGTTTTAAACCAATGCGCTAAAGCAGTGTATGGGTGCTCGTCAAAAGGAACTGTCATTAATTTTCTATCGTTAGAAGCCCATAAAAAGTTTCTTTGATCAGAAGATAATTTAATAATTCCTAGTTCAGTGGCTTTAATACCAAAGTTTCTTAACTGAACATTATCATCAGTAGCTAACTCTAAGAACAACACAGGGTTGTTTTTAGCATAAAGTAATAAATCTCTTTTAAGTTCTTTAGAACTCATGCTAGATACCTTAGAACCGTACTCTACTCTCATAATAGCTTCAGCCATATCTATATCTACTGATTTAGCTATATTTAAAGCCTCTAATTCTAACTCTAATATTTCTAAATCATCAGCAGCTTCTACTTCTGGTTTCCACTCGTTAAAAAGTATATCTTTTTGTGGGTGATATAATGATAGTAACTTTTGTAAAGTTTGTTTATTTCTAGGTACATGAAGAGCTCCGTTTCTAAATATTATATGAGCTAATCTTTGATCGCCTTTCATTTCATCAACAAAAGGTGTTATTTGATTTTCACAATATTTTAATTCTCTTTCATAACCTTTTTCTTCATCAAAGTAGTATATACCAGCAGACTTAATCATATAAGATAAAGGTCTACGTTGGTTTGTTAAATAATAAACTCTATCTTTTATTTCCCACTCAGGTTTTTTAGGTTCAACTTTTTTAGGTTTTGGTGTTTCAACAACTGGTGTTTCAACAACAGGTACCTCTACCTCTGTATTTTTTGTTTTCTTTGCCATAATATAATATATAATAAAATTAATAAAATAAAAGGCCGAGGCCGAAGCCCCGGTCTTTTAAAAATGATTTACTTCAATAACATAAAGTTGTTAGCACCTTGAGTAACTAAACATCTTTCAGTTAACATGTGGATTTGCATAACGTCTAAAGCAGAAGTAGCAGCTCCAACAGAACCAGTAACCCAAGACTTCATTCTTCTATCGTCAGTTTGTGAAGCTCTAAATCTAACGTGTAAGAAAGGACGTCTTATGCTCTGTCCAACAACTTGGTCATAAACAGAAGATGATCCAGCTGGAATAATAACTCCTCTTAATGCTTCAGAACCAGCAGTAGCATTGATACCACCTCTAGTAGCTTTGTCATTTAAGTATCTGAAGTCAGACTTATAGAAGTCATAAGAACCTCTTCTAAATCCTGAGAATCCTAAGTTAAGTGCCATATCTTCAGAATTAGAAAATACTCCGTAAGAAGTACCACCAGCTCCGTAAGAGTTCATAGCAGCTAACATGTCATCCATTGCTAAAGATGTAGTTCTATTTACAAACATCATGTTTTCTTCGATAGCTCCTTGATTATCAAACTCAGCTAAAATTGCATCGAACTCAGCTAAGTCAGTAGCAGCGTTTACACCAGATATACCAGTAGTAACGTTACCTCTGTCTTCAATAGCGTGGAATAAACCTTCAGTACCAGCATCGCTTTCTGTACTAAATCCTAACTCAGCATCAACGTTAGTTGAATTAGAACCTGGAACAGACTCAAGCATAGCCATTTCTAAATAATCAACGAATCTAGCTCTTGTATCAGCTTCAGCTTTTAAGTACCATAAGTAACCAGACGCACCTGTTTCAGAAGAAATTTCTACCCAACCAATTCTAGAAGCGTCAGATCCTGATACTTCGTAGTAATCTTTCATAATAATTGGCTTGTTAGTAAAAGTCTTGAAAGTAGGCTCGTTAGCACCTCTAGTATCAGAACCATCATAGTTGTCACCTTTTTTGAACTCAGAACCGATAACTAGTAATGTAGCAGCACTAGCTGTTTCAGAGTGACCAGTTAAAACATCTTCGTCAAAAGCTCTAATACCTATAGCAGAACCATCAACAGCTACGACTAAAACTCTAGATACTTTACCTGGTGTAGAAAGTAAACAAAGATCGTGGTTTCTAACACCGTGACTAGCAACAGCAAAACCGTCACCAGAAATGTTACCGTCAATATCAGATACTACAGTAAAACTACCTTTAGCGCCTGAAGAAGAAACGTTACCATTTAAATCAATAGTACCTTTTAATGAAATGTGTAATCTCGATTGCTCAGACCATATAACTCTATCAGAAGTCATAGGCTCTTCTGCACCTACTTGATTAAGGAAACCAGAAATTGTACGAGGTCCAAAGATCTCAGCTTCTTGCTCCATTAACTCAGGTAGGTATTGTTGTGCCCAACCTTCAGTTGAAGCACTTGTAAAATCAACGTAATTTGTAGATAATGTTTGCTTCTGTGAAGAAGGAACACTATTCAAATTAGCTCCTGGATTTAATGCCATAATTTTTAATTTTTAAATTGTTATTTTTTGTTTTTAATTCTAAATTTGAAGTCATTAGAATTATCACCTAACACTCTTACTTTTATTCCGCCAGTATTAATCTCATTGTTAAACTCTTGTCTTGGATCCATACTAACATTTTTAGATTTAGCTATACTATCTTTCATAGCATCTGCTTTACCTTGCTCGTAAAAATGTTTTGCGACAGCATCAGCGTTCATAGCTGTAAACAAAGATTTGTGGTAACCTGCAGCATCGTTAATTTCATTGTTTTTATCCAGGAACTTCCCTATAAAATTATTAATATCACTTTGCGTTTCTTTTACCGTGCTCGCATCTTTAACATTAAATCTAAATCTTTTTTCGCCAACATTATATTCAAAACCTTTGAAATTTTTATTGAACAATTGATTAGTTTTATTTAAAAAAGTACGAGATTGTTTCTCAGCTAATTGCTGTTGTTCTTTTGACTCCTTGTTGTATCTATTGAAAAAATCAATAGCTTTTTGCTGCTCGTTAGTGAGTTTGCTTCCAGCTTTAATTTCTTCGTAATATTTGGACTTTGCACCGTCCAGGTGTTGCTTTGCTTGAGCAACTTGCTCCTTCAAAGCTAATTTTTTTCTTCTAATATCTTTTTCCTCATCAATTTCTTCATCAAAAGAAAAATTATCTTCCATCATAAAATCTATTTCTTCTGAGTTAAGATGAGGTTTTGTTTGTCTATAATACTCTCTTAATAAAGATAAATTATCTAGTTGAGAATAATCTTGATTTAACATAACATAGTCTTGTAAACTACCACCAGTTTCATCCATAAAATCTATAAGTTTTTGTATGTTTTCTGGAAGTGGCTTGCCAGTTTCTTGTGCTTCTGCTACAGCTTCTTCTGCTTGTTCTGTTAGTTCTTCAACCTGTTCTTTTACTTCTTCTTCTGTAATTTCTTCAACAATGGGTTCATTACTCTGAACTTCTTCGGTGACTTTTTCTCCGGTAGGTTTTTCATCTGTTTTTTCGACGTTTTCTTCGAGTACTTTTTCGCTAGTTTCGGATTCGTCGCGTACAGGAACCTCATCTGTGCTTTGCTCTGGAACGGCATCTGTTTCTGTTTTTTTAGTTAAATCTACTTTTGTTACAGTTTCTTCTTCTGGTTTAGCTTTAAAATCATCAAGATTTACTTTTGTAACAGTTTCTTTGTTTTTGTTTTTTAGTTTTATTTTGCCAACTTTATTGTCTACAGCTGGCTCTTCTTTTTTCTTTTTTGCCATAATATAATATAATAATAATTAATAATTTTTATCTAGGTGTAAAACCAGACATATCAGTAACATCTCTTCCTCCTAATATATCATTACCTACTGATTCAAATTTTTTAGCAGGTTGGTTGCCTTTTCTTTGCTCGATTAACTCAGACTGTTGACTAGCTTGTATTCTAGTTCTTTCGTCTTTACGATCTTCTTTTTCTTTTTCTCTATTTTTTAAACCTTCACTTTCAATACCTTTTAATTGCATATTCATTTGGAACTCAAGTTGCATTAACTCTTTTTTGTATTGAACTTCTTGTTGCATTTTAACTTGCTCTAGTTGAGCTTTAACTTGTTCTAGCTGAGCTTGTACTTGTGCGTTTGCTTGATTTTTTTGTACTTCAGCTTGTGCTGCTACTTGTTGAGCTTGTGCATTAGCCTGAGCTTGAACTTGTATATTTTGTTGTTGTGCTAATTGATCTCTTTGTATTTTTCTTTTTCTACGTATTTTTAAAACTTGATTAGCTAATTTTAAATTGTTTATTTCTCTAATATCAATAGCATCTTCTAAGTCTATAGTTTGTTGTGCTAAAGCTACTTGTATATTGTTTTCTAATTTAGCTTGCTCTTCTTCATCTGGCATTAACTCTATAAATATACCAAAGTCATAAAGATGTAAATCTTGCATTTCAGAAAGAGTGGCTACGTTATGTACTCCAATAGCTTGTATAAAAGCATCTCTTGTTGGTGAGTACTCTATAATATCAGATATTCTAAGCGAAAGCTGCTCTGCTACTTGTGATGTTAGCAATAATCCAGACTGTAATATGTGCCTTGTTGCTGTGTTACTATTTGCAGCTGCTAATTTTTGTACACCTACTAAAGCGTTTTTATCTGGCATACTACCATCTCTAGCTTCGTTTAATCCGGTTACATCTCTTATAAGTTGCATGTAATAGTTGTAATTGCCTATTAAAGCGTTTATCTTGTTACCACCTGAACCAGATGTAATTTCTTGAATAGGTACTTTGCCTGGATTCATATCACCTTCACTAGTAAAACTTCTACCTATAACACTACCAGTTTGAAAAAACATATTAAGTGCTTCTTGTGGGTTGTAGTTAGTACCGTTACCTAAATCTATTTCAGCTAAACCATCAGCGTCAAGATAAACACCATCTGGTACCATACGTGACATTACTTGTTGTAGTTTCAAATGTGTAAGCTGTATCATATCAGCAAAACCAGTTATACGGCTTACTAGACTTTCTATTTTACCTTTGTACATACGTGGTGCTACTAAAGAATAATTCATTTTTACTTTAGTAAAATCACTCTTTGGCCTCATCATGTTTTTAGCCATTTCCCATTTTAAAAGTCTATCGCTTCCTACAACAAAAGCACCTTCATAAACTACTTCTATTGCTCTTTGTAATCTTTGGAAATTACCTTCCTTGTCTTCTGGTGGATTAAAACCATCATCTTTAGCTATTACTTTTTCTGCGCCTGTAGAAACTTCTTTTAATTTATAAACTTCATTCATATAAGTTTTGTAATTAAAATATAAAACGTCTACAGTATTATTGTCTATTTCTCTGTAATTATTGTAACCTTGATTATAATTAGTTTGATTATAATTGTACTTTATTATATCTTCTAAATCTTCTTGTGTTAAATGTGGAAACTGCTTAGCAAGTTCATTTATTGGTATTGATTTTATTTCACCAACATAATATATATCATCAAAATATGGTGACTCTGTATAAGAGTAAACTACATCTGCAGGATCAACGTACTCTACAATAGCTCCTTCAGAAGTATTAAAACTAGTTTTAACCGCACCAATACCTAGTACAGTTAAATCGTAATAAAATCTTTTTTGTATTAAATCGTAATTGCTACCGTTTAACAGAGTTTGTATAGCTTGTTCTTCTGCTATTTCTACAGCTTGCTTGTAACTAATTTGCATGTGTAGTTGTAACTCTTCCATAGACTCAGGAAGTTGTGAAGGTTCGTTTTCTGATATTTGTATACCAAACGCTTGTTCTGAAAACTCGTTTAACTCTTTAGTACGCATGTCATCTATAATAGACTGCATATATTGAGTTCTTTTTTCTACGCCATAAGGATCTTGTGAATAAGCTTTTATATCGTACATACGGTTAGACATACCGTTAACAACTATATCTACAAATTTAGATATTATTGGTACTGGTGTCCAGTCAAGATTTAAGTAGCTTAAGTCACCGTTTATGGATAATTCATCTTTATATTTTTGTATTGACTGTTCTCCTCTTGCGTATAATCTTAAATTGTGAAAATTATTTCTATTAGAAGTATACCTTGTTTGGTTTCTATCATTATAAAACCACTCAGCCTGTATTGCTTTAGCAACTTTTAAACCATAATCGTAACTTAACTTTTCAGCATCACTTACAACTTGGCTAGGAAAATAATTTTTATCACCGTAATATGCCATATTCCTATTTTATTATTTTTGAAGTATTACCAGTATTAGTGTATCTCGCAATACTTATATTTAATTTTGGTTTTTCTATTTTTACATTTGGCGCATACAAATGTCTGTTACAAGCCATGATAGCTAGTCCAGAACTTATAGAAGCATCAAACTTTGTTCTTTTTGTTATATCAAACTTACCCCAGTCGTTTAAGGTTTTATTAAAATATATATTACCATAAACTCCTTCTCTAATTAATCCAACGTGTTGTTGTATATACATTTCTATTGCAGCTGCGTGAGCTTGCTTTATATCTTCGCTAGTGTTTGGTATACCACCTATTTCTTTTTCTGAAGTTGATAATTTGTTCCAAACTTTATCTGGTCTGTTCATACTATAACCTCTATATCCTCTTCTTCTTAAATGATACAATAGTCTAGGCTTGTTGTTTTCCGCAAGTATAGGCATGCCATAAAACACTAATGCCATTAAAACATCTTCAAAAAATATTTCAGCTGTTTGTGGTCTAGCTATATATTCTAAAAAAAAGTGATTAGGCGGCGCATCTTCCATACTAAACTTAGTTAAACCATGCAAAGCTCCATTAGAGCCTTTACCATCAACCGTACCTGATATATCGTAACTATCACAACCAAACGCACCTATATGCTCGTTACCAGGATATTTAATACCGTTTTTACTTATTATTTTGTTTTGTAAATGATTTGGTGGAAACCAACTTACATTAAATCTACCTTTTGGATCTGGATAAAATATTACACTTGTGTCTTTGACTCCGTTTACCCATTGGAAATTACCAGTGTTAACATTTCTTTGAGAACCTATACCTTCGTTATAATCTATTTGCTCGTATATTTTTACTAAGTTAAATATACTGTTTTTAGCTTCATCTCTAAACGCATGCTCTTCTGTACGTGGAAACTGTCTATAAAATTCATTTAAACCGTCTTGATCATTTTTTAAACCTTCAGCTTCGTTTTCCCAATAATCAATAATACCATAATCAATTAATTCACCATCTGGTCCGAAGACATCGTGATCTGGTGTATTAAATACAGGTTTTCCGTATTGGTCAATAAATCCTTCATAGTTCCATTCCATTGGGATAAAAAGAGAATATAAGCCAGACTTTGTTTGTCCATTACGGTTTCTTGAAGTAACGTCTGAGTCATTGTAAAGTTTTTTAAAGTTGTTACCACCTTTGTCTAAAGCGTTTGAAGTACTACCCATCATGCACTTACCAACAACTCTAGCACCTAGCCTTAAACACGTTTTTGTTACTCTCCAATTGTTTAATATATTATCGGGTCTTTCCCACTTGCCACTTTCGTCGTGTACTAATAAATTTAATTTTTCACCGTCGTAACTATTATCACCTGTGTTTTTCCAGTCAATAGTAGTATCAAGTCCAATTAAATCTTCTTGCTTTTCGTTAGCCGTTATCTTTTTTCTTGTAAACTTACTAGCTGGTACTCTATAAGCAAGTTCTGTTTTAGGTCTGTCCATACCATCTTGTATAGGCTTGAAGAAAAAAGGGTAGTTAACTGATATTGGTACAACTTTATCTGTAAACATTTTTTTAGCATCAGCACCACTTTTTGATAATATACCATATCTACTATCACTCGATATTGTTGCTAAATTAACTGTTTCTGCAGACGACATAAAACTAAAGCCAGATCTTCTGTTTTTAAGGTAACACATACCATAGCATCTTTTGTCGGCTTTACAAGCTTCCCAGAATATAAAAAACAAACGGTTTGCTTCTCTAAAATCAGGCGCACCTACGTCTATTTTACTCCATTGTAAATACATGTAATGACTACCCGTGATATAAGTTGGCTCGTTGTTATTCATAAACCAAAAGCCTTCTTCTCTACGTTTAAACTCTTCGTCTATATAATCGTACCATTTTTCTTTTTGATCTTCAGGATACGATCTCCAGTCAAATATATTTTTAAGTTTACTTAGTTCTTTTGGATAATCTATTTTTTGCCATCTAGAGGATTTGTGCACGTGCAATTGCATCGGTTCCAACGGCAAGCCAATACGCAAATTTTGTATCTCAAGTATCTTCCCA